TTCTCTTAATTCTTCAACTTCCTCTCTTGCTCTTAAAATAATTTTTGGAACACCTAATAAATCACCTCTTAATCTTATTGCTTCATCATGGTTTATGTTATCCATAATTGAAGGATCAATTTGTACTACATTCATTGCTAATGCATATAATCTATCAATAGCAACTGATTCTTCCATTCTTTGTGAACGAGCAAGTGGCCCAACATATTCTATATCTATTTTTTGTCCTTTAATAACGTCTGGCTCTGGTAATAATCCACCTGCTCTTAACATAATACCAAATGTTCTTTCTATTAATGGATTTAAAAATTCTGTTTGAAATCTTCCTAAAGTTGGCCCAAGTAATCTTTGCATTAATTCATATCTAACTTGCACTTCTGTAGCTGTCATTTGTGGGCCATCTTGTAATTGTAATTGATCTGAATAATATGCTTGTCTAATAGATGTTCTTAATTGATTTTCTTTCAAATCAGTTATTTGCCAATTAGAACCTATTTGTAATGGTTTAATAGCACCATCATGTCTAACTACTGTAACACCGCCAGGTGTCATTCTTACTCTACCAATTACACCATCATCTTGAACAAGTAATGGTGGATCAATAGCTTTTGCCCATGCTTTTAATCCTATTTCAACTGCTTTGTTTAAAGTTTTAATATCTGGTAATGCATTGTAACTTGGTGATCTTCCAAAAATTTCACCTGTTGCTTTAGACCATCTTGGAACTAAATATGGAAATTCGTTATAACCACCAGTACGAACAACCATTTTATCTTCTGTGCAAACATGACAACTATGTACTGGTAATTTTGTAGATGATTTACCTACTGCTCTTTCATAATCTTCTGTTGGTTCAACTGCGTGTATAAAATTAAATTCTTTGTCTGGTTTTTCTTTTACAGATTCTAATATTTTTTCACCAACATTTTCTTCGCCAAATTCTTGTATTGCTTGTCTAGCTGTTAATTTATATTTTCTATAAAGTGTATCTACTTTACCATTAATATTTTCTTGAATAAAATATTCTGCTATATGTAAACAATTAAAATGTATTCCTTCTTTATCAAAACCTTTACTTCCTTCTTCTACAAATATTGCACCTGTACCTATTGATACTAAATCTAAATATAATTCATGCACTTCTGTATTAAAATTAGATTCATTAAAAATTTCATACATTCTTTTAGCAGAATCTTCTAACCACAATTGAACATCTCTATTTTGATTTGTTTCTGTATCTCTTAATTTTAAATGAAACCAAGGTAATGATGCTGACGTAAGTGTACCTTGTAAACTTGCTGCTAATAAATTGTTTGCAGTTATTGCTGTACTATCATATAATACTTCGGTTCTTTTTTCACCTTTAGAACGAACAAAGGTAACATCTGCTTTTCTTGGCATTACATAATCTAATATTTCTTGCCAATGATCTTCCCAAGTTGATCTAATAGATTCTAAATTAGCACATCTTTTTTTTATATACTCAAATGTTGCCATAAATTATTTAATATTTTTTTCCACCTAAAAGTGATCCAGATGTATCTGCTTCTTCTGTTACACCTTTTCCTGATGTAAGAATAGTTCCGTATTGGCCTTTTCTTTTTACACCCATAGCTTTTGATGTTTCACTTGCTAATTTAGCTTCTGATGCATCTAACTTATCTTGAACTGATGTATCTACTGCTGGTGGCATTTGTGGTTGTGGTTTTCCGCCCATAATTATTCCTTTATTTTTATATCCATTTACATTCTTCTTTTAACATACCAAATACAGCTGCATCAACAAATTCATTATCAATTTTCATAACTTGTCTTATAACACCTTCTTTAGTCCATCCAGTTCCAGACAAAATTCTTTCATTGCGTTTAAAGCCATTTTTACAAACAGCTGTCATTCTTCCACAATTAATTTGTCTAAAACCATAGTCAAAAACATATCTTATATGCTTTCTAGTAAATAATCTAGGACTTTCTAAAGCTAAATGGACATAAATATTATGACCATCAAAATCTGTAAAAAGAAAACCACCTAATATTTTATTATTTTCTATAAATCCAATATATGAAAATTGATCTCCTATATCAGCAGATATATGACATTTTTTTTTAAGATACTCTCCAATTGGTTTCCGCCAACTGTCGTCAGTAACTGTTTCAATCACTTAAATTTTTTTTCTTTTTTGAACAACTCCACCAAGAACAGTTTTAGAAACATTAGCTTCGTCTTCTATTCCTTGTTGACTTGTTAAAATACTAGAACTACCATACCCACCAGATGCTAAAGTTTGTTTAGCTTTATCTTTTACTGCTGCTTGTGGTGCTGCAACTGTTTGCACAGGTGCTACTTGTTGTATTGGTGAAGATGGCATCTTCAACATTTTTGTTATAAATCTTGTAAATCCGCCCATATATCCTTTTTAGTTAAACACGTTAAATTCAGAATCAGTTTGGAATTGCATAGGCTGATAGTTTTTAATTCTTGCTTTTCTTAATGACATAACACAATATCTCATTGCAGATATTACATCATCATGTGCAGGAACTATTTTACCATCTTTTCTATGATACATCCTTAATTCTTCTAACAGTTTACTTTGATTTCTAAAGATTTTCAACCTTTTAGTTTGCATTCTTGTTAATATCTCCATAATACCTGCTTCTACAGAATTTCCACCACTTCCTTCTTTCATTCCATTTGAAGGTGGATTACTAAAATGATCTCTTAACATATTAACACTTTCTCTTTTATATTGATCTGTAAGATTTTTTCCCGATCCTTTATCTGCTTGTCTTCCATCCATAGGCCATACTACAGGAATCCATTTACCTCTACCATTTATAGCAGATGCATGAACGGGTACTGTTTCTTGCCTCATAGCATAACAATCATAAATATATACAATATCAGTATCTCTATCCCATGTTATCCAGACAACAGCAGTAGGGTGATCCCATCCAAAATCTATTCCACACAATCTGGGCCAATGAGTAGGTATATCTATAGGATCGCATAATATATCTTCTTCTACTATCGGGAATACTAAACCAGAACCTAATTGTGGAATACCTCTTTCTCTCATTTTTCTTTCGTGTGGTGGTAATGCAGATAAAATTTGTTCTCTAATTTCTTTAGTCATGTGAGGTGCATCATCCCAACCTGCTGTAATTAATGCTTGACCTTCTTTTAAATTATTTACAAATTGTGCAACTGTTTCTGTCATCCCTTGTTCTGGAGTAAAAGTCATAAAAACAATGCCACCTTTATCAGCTGTTCTTGTTAATGATTGTGAATATATACCTTGTGGTGGTTCTTCATCTAACCAAACAACATCAACTGCTTCACCCATCCATTTTTCTTTACCCATATCATAAGATTTAAAACCTATTCTAGAATAATTGCCAGATTTATGTTTTACCACTAATGAACTTAATGCATTTGGTACACCAGCTTTTCTAACTGTGTTTCCAATATCCTTTAAGGGAATAGAGCCTGTGCCAAACGCAGATGGATCATCTGGCTGACCAGTAAGTTCTTTTTGACAGACATCCCTTGTAGTTTCATTTGAAACTCCCCCGACCCATATACGAACTGGTCTATCAAATTTTCTGCCTTCCCACCATGCAGGGTATTTACCTGTAGCATGATATGCAATTTCCATTGCCCCACTAAAAGACTTACCGACCCTATTTCCCGCCATTAATAATCTTTGTGTTGCTTTAGAATTATGAAATTTTTTTTGGTAGTCATAAGGAGCATATCGTTCTAAACGATTAGTGGATTCTCTCCTTTCTAATTCTTTTGCTATATGTACAGCTTTTTCTAAAAGGTCTTCCATTTATTTTTTAGCTATTTTATCTTTATTAATTCCTTTTTTAATTACATAGCTTTGTGTGCCATTAGCACCTGTATTTACTTCTTTTTTTAAATTTCTAAACAAACTCATTTCAATAATTTTCTTATAGTTGTCTTTTAAATATTTTTCAATTACTTTGTTATCTCTCATTTTTATAACCTAAACCAGTTTTTCTATCACTATAAAGTTTTTGCCACGACCAAGAACTTAATTTAGTTGACCAATGATATATAAATAACACTATTGTCTTCATCTTACTGGCCCACCAAAGACAGCCAATAAACAGATCATTATAATCAATATTCCTGTAAAATAATAATTCATCCTATCAGTCTCCATTATTCGTATTCAACCTCATTTTCCCAAGTTTTATCATCAGCTTTTGTTTTACAATTACAATACTCACAAGTACATACCCCATACTCATCTGCATGAAGTTCCTCTTTACAATGACAATCGTGATGACAGTTAGTGCATTTATCTACCTTGGCCATTATACCTCTTAAATGTTGAGCTTTTATTTAACGACTTACTATGCCTACGAGGCCTTTTAGGTGGCTTATCTCTAGGAGTATAAGTTGAAAAATTTTGTTTAGCCATAATATAATTATAGCATTATTTATCTTTTTGTATATATTTTCTGCGTAGCTTCCTAGGTGTTGCTAACTCAAAAATTTCTGCGGTGGTCATATGTTCTTTATCGTCAAAGCCATTATGATTTGTTTTAGTAACTTCGTATCTATCAACCAGTACATACCTATATACATAGTTACCCTTTTGAAAGTGTAGCAAAGCATTCGGTTTAACTATTTGTATAAACTTACGCATACCCTTACATAGTTTACTTTTTATCATTATTCAACCTATTAACTTTGGTTAATATTAACAAATACTCCCCGCTGGGCGAAAGGAAGCATTATTATTATAGGCAAAGTGAAGTTTGGGGGGTAGGGGGGTGTTAAAACCTCTTTATTTTTAAGAAATGATGATCTTCTCTATGCGTGACGTAGAGCTGTCACACCTATTACATAGGGAACATGGGGGAATTGTACCAGATCAAGCCTGTTTGCCCTCGTGTGTGCGTGTGTGTGTGTGCTAAAG